CAACACTGTTGATTGTGAAACATTTGACGATGATCAAGAAAAAGCATTCACAGGAGTTCCTGCCCCTGTCGAACACGTTCTTGATGAGTGGTTTATGAGTCCTTATGGTGAACCTCTTCCACCAAAAGAGGAGTTCGCTGGAAATTATCAGTATCCAATTTATGCCCCGTATCAAGCAGTTGATGCAGGAAAAAAAGAACAGAATGGTGATGATGGAATGCATCAAAAGATGTATGATATGTCAACACAAAGTGGTAAGACTACTTTGCAACTAAATCCTATTGGTGGTTCTGAAAATTTCCAAGGCGGTTCCGAAAATGTCCATCGATGACTGGCGCTATAGCGATCAAAAAATGAAAGTTCGTGAGCAAGCATTAAAGATTTTATTTGCAAAATTTGGAGGTGAAATGGAGGGGGTGGTTCCTAAATACTCGAACCAGTCCATCTATGAATGTGCTCAAGATTGGGTTTCCCAGGGTAACATGCATACTGCTGGTATTGTCCAATATTACAAGGCTTATTATGCAAAAGGTAATTAATGTATTAGCATTACTTTCATTTTTAGGAACCTCTGCTATAATTGGCGGAGGAACATATGTTTTTCTCAATAAGGATACCTATATTGAGAATGCAAAATCAAATATCACTAAGTGGGTGGGAGAGGCAATGATTGATGTACTCCCAACTGCATTGGACGCTGAACTTCCTACAGCGTTACCTACAACTACCGGAGGTATTCTTCCTTGAAAAAAATTATTACCATGTTGATGGCAGCAGCACTTACCGCTCCTGCTTTCGCTGATGAATCGAAAGTAAAGCGTTGGCATTCTTTTGATTCGATGGGTTGCATGATGCTTCGTGAATGCACTGAAGATGTAAGACAGGTTAAAACTTGGCAAAGTCTTGGTGATGAGTATGAACCTTTTTCTGAGGAGATCACTGATATTCTCACCAGCATGAGCCGTATTGGAATCAATGTTTATGTCGGTGACTCAAAATACTTTGCAACCCTTACACGCGGACTTTATTATGTGAAGGGTAATGACATGTTTTTGAACGAACGTTATCTGTCTAACCCCACAATGATGGTAAAGGTTCTTAGACATGAAGGATGGCACGCTGTTCAAGATTGTATGGCTGGCACAATTGATAATACTTTCACTGCTGTTGTGCTTCAAGATGGTGTAGTGCCTGATTGGATTGCAAACGGTGCTGAGAGAACTTATCCTAAACATGCAGTTCCATATGAAGCAGAGGCAATGTATGCAGCATTCTCTGACACCATGACAAGGGATGGTTTGAAGGCATGTGCTGGATCACAAAAAATGTGGGAAGTTTATGAACCCACACCCCTTACTAAAAAATGGTTGGTTGAACAAGGTTTTATTGCTAAATAAAGTCGCCATGCTGGTGACTTATGCCTGAAGAAGTAAAGAAGGAAGAAACTAAGAAGAAAGGTCCTCTTGGTAGATTAAAAGATAAAGTTGAGGACGCCGATGAACAATTGGCAGTCCTCAGCACATTAGTTAGACTTGGTATTCTTGTTTGGAGTGGTGGTATTCTTACTCTTAACTACGTGACAATCCCTGGATTACCGCAGCAGAAGATCGATCCAACCTTCATAGCCAGCGTGTTTACTGGGGTTTTAGCTACGTTCGGGGTTCAGACGGCGAAGAAGTCTGGTGATGGTACTATGAAGATGAATGGTGCTGCTGCCCCTGGTGCAGTCACTAAAGCAGACATGGAGAAGTTGATTGAAAAGGCAACTCAATCTGCCCCTGCTCAAATCATTCGTATTGAACAGGCACCTCTTAAGATTACAACCGCTCCTACCACGAGTGACGAAAAATATAAGATGTGATCTAAATAGATTGTAGTCCATGTAGGTTTCCCATGTATAGGGAACCGCACCTTCAAAAGAAGTCGGATGAGTGTGCTGCTTTGTGGGAGGAGTGGCACACTTTGTGGCGAAAAAAGCACTAGGTGCTCCCGATGCGAGAGCGGAGTGGGGCAGATGTGTCACGGAATTTGGTGAATTAGTAAGTCAGGAAGTCAAAACAAATCCTCGTTACACTTCAATTAGGAAGATATAGATAGTGTAGTTGCGTAAACTTTATGAAGTTTATTTTCGCATTCATTGCTACATTATTTCTTGCTGCACCAGCATGGGCAGTAGATGTTCAAATGGGATCAAATGGTAATCTGGTATTTGATCCTGCAGAAGTTACTATATCAGCGGGAGAATCAGTTCATTTTGTAAACAACATGCTACCACCTCATAATGTTGTGGTGGAAGATCATCCTGAGATAAGTCACGAAGCCCTGGCAATGTTACCGGGTGAAGAGTTTGACGTTGCATTTCCTGAAGCAGGTGACTACACTTATTGGTGTGGACCTCACAAAGGTGCAGGAATGATCGGAACCGTTCATGTTGAATGAATAAAGATGAGAAAAGAGAGTTCTACAAAGGACTCAGAGAAAGAATCAAACAATTAAGGATGCAACATTTATTTGAAGAACCTTGTCCTTTATATGAGGATACAGATGAAGATGATGAACACTTTTAATAAATTCTTTCTAGATATCACTGTAGCAATCATTGATTTCTTATATCAAGGCAGAGATTATCAACGTTTCTGGGTGCTTGAAGAGATTGCTAGAGCACCCTATTTTGCTTTCCTAAGTGTTCTACATTTGAGAGAATCCTTAGGTTTACGTGGTCCAGAACACATCTATTTGATGGAGGAACATTTTGCTCAAACTCTTAACGAAACAGAACATCTGGAATACATGGAAAGTAGGGGTGGCAATTCTTATTGGATTGATCGCTTTTTCGCCAGACACCTCGTACTTATCTACTATTGGTTCAATGTGGTTTATTATTGGGTGGCTCCTCGCGCTGCTTACCATCTCTCCTACGAAGTAGAGATTCACGCAGCAGAAACATATGGAAAGTATCTTGCGTTGAATGGAAATGATGATAAGATTCTTGAGATCTTGAATGATGAATTGACACACTCTAAAGAATTAAAAGAAGCGATGGAGATGATATGAGCACTTTGTTTGCATTTGCTTTCATAACGTTGCTTACTATTGCCATGCAACTAACATGGGCAGGTAGATATCGAGGTTAACATGGATGACAAAGAAAAGGCGAAGCAAAAAAGAATAAGAGAGGTGGCGAGGCATCTTCATCCACACGATGATGAACCCGATCCCACCGCTTATATGGGAAACTATAACTTTCCACAGATGCTTTTTGCTTTCTGTCTTGGTTTTGTCACTATGTTTGTATTATCGGTGAACGAAATTAACAACTTTAAGGGATGTCCACTCCCAGAGTATTTTCAAAAAGAGGTAAAAGGATGAGAGTAGGAATCATCGGACTCGGTAGAATGGGTGAGGGAATGTCCCGCCGCATGATGAAAGATGGTATTGAAGTATGGGGATACCGTAGAAATTATGAAAAGGCACAGGAACTTTATGAAGCCGGTGGAGTAGATGGAGTGACGACTGATATCGCCACTCTATGTTCCACTGTAAAAGAAAGAGGTCCTGGTATTTTCATGATGGTGGTGCCAGCAGAAACAGTTGAGGAAACTCTGAATGAACTTCTACGCTATTGTAGCGAGGGCGATATTATTATTGATCACGGCAATTCTTATTTTAAGGATTCCCGTAGGAGGGCACTCCGCCTTGAGAAATTGGGCATCCAATATCTTGACTGTGGCACTAGTGGTGGTGTTTATGGTTTGGAGCGTGGATATTGTCTTATGGTTGGTGGTTCAAGTACTGCAGTATCCATCGCAGCTCCAGTCTTTAGATCACTCGCACCTGGCTTATCCGCTGCGCCCCGCACAGATCAGTATAGTAAACCAACATCTGCTGAATATGGATGGTTACACTGCGGTTCAGCAGGTGCTGGACACTTTGTAAAAATGGTTCATAATGGCGTAGAGTATGGTATAATGCAGGCATATGCAGAGGGGTTTAACATCTTGCATCATGGCGATCTTGGTGC